ATACGTGAGGCCCAGAAGGACGCCATATTGTCTTTTTCTGCACAATAGAGCCTGTTCTAACCCTAGTAGAACTAGTGTTGACTCTATTCTTGCCCTCTCATATGAGAATGGGGCAAGTATGGGTTGAGATGGACAATAAAATGTGGGTGTCTTGATTCTGGGACTAACTCCTTGCCCTGTGTGGGGCAGTACGGGGCCATCGAAAGAAAGGAAAAGGTCGCGCTCACCTTCGCTTTCGCTCAGTTTCGCGCTCCTCTTTTTGTTCCTACCCCCATTCTAGGTATCTAGAATAGGGATTGATACTGTTTTGCCCCTAGCAATAACGCTCGTTTTGGGAAATTTGCCGGAGCTTATGGCTCTTGGTGGCTTGTTTGCTTCTGCTTAGGTCAGAAGAACTAGCCGGAGCGTATACATCATATTGCAGTATGCCTCCTATGTTGAAGTTGTGGAGGGGACTCGCTCGTTATCACTCGCTCGTCCCTCTCCTCGTCCACTCGATCCTACACTAGTACACCCTCAACAGTTGCATGAAGGCATCGTAGGGCATGATGCAGATGTCATCTTTGGGGACGGACACTTCCATCCCATTGGGGAACTTGAGCTTGATTGTGTCAGGCTCACGCTCCCATGCTTCATATGCTTGACGAGTGGTCTCGAACTCAGCTACACAAGTGGCGTCAACGCACCACACGGTCTTACCACCAGCAGAGGTCTTGTTGATCTCATTGATGAGGTCGGGGGTGTTGTCACATGCTGCTACGAGTTCATTCTCGACAACAACACGTCCACAGGCATAGTGAACAGTGTCACCAGAGACATGACTAGTGGCACCACACGAGGGGCAGATCGGAAGATCCATAGTTGAGCTCCTTAGCTCGGGGTTGGTGAGAGTCTACACAACTCTCAGGTTCAATAAAAGGGGGAACCCCCGTACACAAGTGTGTACGAGAGCTCCCCAGGGTGTCAGTCGTCCATACGCGTTGCACAAACCAGGAGCGGAATGATGCTCATGACCTGCTCAGCAATGTCGTCCTGACCACACTTGGAGTAGGCCTCAGCCAAGCCTTTGATCTGGTCCACGCAGCCGTCCGTCAGCTTGTACAGCTTGGCGAACTCTTTGGCGCGTTCCAGCTCCGCCTTGGCCTTCTCGATCTCCTTCTGGGCAGCAGCCATGGATGCCGGGATGGGCTCGGCCCTCTTCTGGTCCTTGTGACGCTGCCACAGGGCGAAGGGGTTCATCTCAGCCTCAGCAGCGCGGGTCAGGAGAGCGTTGAGGGCCTGACGAGGGGTGATGTTGTCCTGGTTGGACATGGTAGATACCTCACGGTTTCTAGGTTAGGTGATGGGAATACAACTGCGTACTCCCTTCAGTAAAAGGGGGAGCCCCTATACACGAGTGTGTACAGAGACTCCCCACAGGATGTCAGGACAGGTTCAGGGCGGTGCTCACCTGGACGTCGATGTTCAGGATGTTGCAGAAGCGAGCTCCCGGACGTGCGACCCTGTGGCCGTCCACGTAGCGGAAGTGCGGCTTGCCCTGAGAAGTCATGACCGTGGCCAACAACTTCAGTTGAGCACCCGAGTCGAGCCTGGAGGTCAGGTCACGAGTCAGGTTGTCCAGCAGGTCTTCATCTTCACCACCGAAGTTGCAGCACAGAGCCTCAGACAAGCAGTCCACTTTGAACATGAACCGATCGTGAGCATCATCGCTGTCATCTTTGGGACGAATGATGGAGACGAAGTACGTCGACTGCGGAATCCCCTCGAAAGGGACAGGTTCGAAGTCGTCGTTCAGGTCGCTGATTTGGACCAGCATCTGGACTGCCTCATCCTCACGAGGGACCATCTTAACGACAGTCAGGAGGACTTGGGTCGGGGTGTCGAGTTGCTGAGTCACGGCGAACTTTTCGTTCTTCACGATGTTGTACCTCACAGTACAGAAGGTTAGGTTGGCTAGTTGCCAGATTGGGAAGTAGGGCCCACCCCACAGTAGGGCAGGCCCTGTAGCTGTCAGTTGAGCAGGTTCTGCATCACACGTGCGGTGATATAGAAAGAGCCAACGAGACCTACGGTGGCCCAGATGGCGTACCGCAGTAGGTTAAGGATAATGCGCTTGATCACTTGTTTGGGTAGTGTACCTCAGATGATGAAAGTGGCCAGGATGAGCATGGCGAAGAAGAGCCAGCTCAATACGACTTCGAAGAGTGACGTTTCGTCGTTGTCTTGATTGGTCATGGTATCAGTTGGTTACAGCCACTGCCAGTAGAAAGAGCCAGTAAAGAACGCCCACAATCCACAATAAGAGTGACGTGTTGTCGTTGTCTTGACTTGTCATGGTATTGGTGTTGGTGAGAGGGGTGATGACCGTGGCATTACTACCACAGCCAGACGAAGCAGAGAGCCCAGAAAGCGACTTCCATGACGCTGATGGGGGACTTGAGGGCTTGTAGTACTGAATTGCAGATGCGGTTGATTTGGTCCATCATACACCTCCTAGATGTTGCGGACAAAGGACTGACGAAACAGGAATGTCTTCTCACTCTTGTGATAGAGGGAAATGGAAGACGACACACAGCCACAGCAATCATGCTCATGACTGCAGGAAGGACTGGACCTGTATCCCAGGAAACCAAGGAGCTCAGTCACCTGTTCAACAGTAGCACTGACACCGTCCAACACACGGATCTTGTAGAACTCAGTGTAGTTCTCACTAAGATCAGTGAATGTACTCATGCTCGCATTGATGATAGCAAACGGTGAGTCGTTCACATCATAGCTCTGCTCAGAGTACTGCTCAAAGCAGAAGGTACGAGCATCCAGTACTCTACCTTGGTAGTTGCACTTGTGGCAACCTTCTTGTCCCCCACAGTGAGGGCAGTTCTTCAGGAAGGGATTCATTGGCTTACGCTCCTAGGGGTTTGCTTGAGTGCCTTCTTCTCTACCCACAGAATGGGCAGGACGATGGGCAGGACGAAGAGACCGAAGATCGCACCTACACAGTACGCTACAGGGTGGGGGCTTTTCTTGCAGTTCTTCTTGAGGTAGTTGATGTAGCTCATTGGACTTGTCCTCCAGAGTGACTGAGGTTGAGTAGATGTGCGGTGCGTGCACAGTGTTGTGTGTGCATGACCTCAGGCAGCTCGCTGTAGTAGAGAACACCCTTCCACAGTGAGTTGTTGTTGCTGTCTAGTACCTCAATGTGTACTAGATCATGGGACATGGGACGAATAGCGAACCACACGTCAAGGCACAGTGTGTGCCGAGGGATGTCTTTTGCATACATGGCTAGTTATCCTGTTAGATGATCCAGGAAGCGATGAGAAGCATAACGAATGCACCGATGAACATGTCACAAATGAGCACACGCTTGCGCCACATGTAGACGAGAGGAACAGAGATGAAGAACAAGATGCTGATGAGCGTGAACTCACACTCTTGCAAGAAGCGCATGATATCTCCTTTGCTGCGCTTGACGAAGGGGGTGGGCGTGTTCCTTTTGGACACAAGATCCCAGGGGCCCCAAAAATACTATACCCCAGCGTTTTTTATATTTTTTTATACCATTAAAGCCGATATTAAGGGCATGCTAGATGGTGTTCGCGAAGAGACGTGTACGTTTTGTGGCGCGCGTTTCTTTGTCGTTGGTAAAGCTGATCTAATCCAATGTTCTACTTGTGAATCTCCTCCTGATTGGAATGCTATTACTAAAATGACCAATGAAGAGTTAGAACGTATGATTAGAAGCACTAAGGTGTATGGTAGACCAGATGGGTATGAGAACCATTAGGTGTAAGCTGTGTGAAGCGGACTTCTTTTTCGTAGGCGAAGAGGATGATATCTTGTGTAGTGGTTGTGCGGAGCACATCGACGTACTTACTGAAGGACTCAATGATTTGCACAAGTCTATTGTTCGGCAAGCTTTGATTGATGCCAAGGCTAATGGTGGATTTCATCAGAACGGTTTGGGAGGGTCTACCGGCGCGCAGCTTTAATGTATTGAGTGTTCATATAGTAGGGTGTGGAAATTAGTTAGGTGATTAAAAATAGTTTTTTTCGAGTGGTAGAACTATCTTTCGAAAAGACTTCGTCGTTTAAAAAGAAAGTTTTCTAGAGGACCCCTCAAATTTTGTGCGTACCGCACTGGTTAACCATGGCATTTGAAGTAGCTTTTTATCATGCTCGATTTAATGGTGGAGCACTTGGCATAGCCAACAATAAAGTTGGTTCTTTTGCTACTGGGGCGGCACAGTATGAGTTTCCTTGGGCTGATCTTGGCATTAATACTGGCCTACAAACTCATGCAGGAGGAGAAGGAGATCTTTGGGTATATAGCAAGCACTTCCCGTTTATAAATACACTGGACGGGAGTAGTACTGCAAAAAATTTCTCTGTTTGTCTACTTTACAATGATCCTCCTGAGGTTGAAGTAGAATTTGCTTTAGCCGCTAACTATCTTGATAGACTTGATGGAACGGCTTTTCAAACCGGAGCTCAAACTGGTTTACCATGGTGGCCAAACGATGACGATGGAATACCTGAATTTGTAAAAGCAGATGGCTGGGACAATGCCTTACTGCTCAAACAAGATCAGTTAAATCCCGGAGATTCTATTAGCGTTGGTCCAGGAACAGGCAATACGGCTCCGTTCTGGATTAGAAGAAAATTTCCTGAAAATTTTGACTATAATGGAGTCACTGGGACAGGTATTATTAAACTAGGATTTAAAGCAGAACCAGACGCATGAACAATACTATGAGTAATCAGGACACTTTGCCTGTCCTGTGGCGATGCGACAAACGCGATTGTGGAAAAATTAACTATCGCGTACTCCCTAAAGGTCAAACTATTGCGAACGACGAGTGTGAACACTGTAGAAGAACAGTACGAGAACCTCTTTGGGAGGTTGTTAAGCCTAAGGGCAAAAACTAACTAAAATGAACTCTAACGAAGATATGGAAACTTTTGGAACAAACCCCAGCAATATTGATGAGACACGCTATATGGTTACTGACCGTGAGTTGACTGAAAAGTCTAAGTCATATCCTATGATGGATGCTACGGTTTGTGGAACTGTAACTAAGTCAGTACCAGATTTGTTGACAGGAGGACAGCGTAAACGAAAGTTTGCAGCTGTACTTTCTCTCGCCGGCTTACCTGGTTTTGATAAGATGCAAGATCCTGTGGTAATACAGTCTAACCTTCCTAAAGTGCTTATTGATGCAGATAGTCTTGAAACTCTAAGAGAGCGCTGCATGGCTGAACTTGAAAAAATGTTTAACGTTTTTGAGGACACCATCAATGGTACCCTCAATCTTGATCAGCATGGTTATATGGGAGAAATGGAAGATGAAGATTTGGAATGAAGGATCGGCATGGGACGCTAAACTCTCCGCTAGCCAAAGAAAGAAATTAAAAGCAAGTGCCTTTTGTGGTCCAAATAGAAGCTTCCCTGCTAATGACTGCGCTCATGTTAGAGCTGGTTTTAGACTGCTTAATAGAGCAAAAGTCGGTAGTTCTACAAAAGCTAAAATTAGAGGCTGTCTAAATCGGAAAAACAAATCAATGGGTTGCGGAGTTAACGCTCCTGATGCTTCAGAAGAAGAACTTGAGACAATTATTAACTCCGAAGCTTTTGAAGGCACGCTTGAGCTTGTAGCTTTTCTTGAAAGTATAGAAGAAGACTCAAGTGCAGAAGAGCAGTCTTTATCTACACTAAGAGATTCTTGCACTAATCTTTTGGCCAAGCTTAGACATTCAAGGGGAGTGGCTTTTAGCAAAGATAACCTAGACGGCAGAAGCCTTCAGTCTCTACTTGATTCGATAGCAGATGAGCTAGATGAATTTACAAAACGATCGAATTAGGCAAGCAAAGCTACTAGAGCAAAGACGAAAGGCAATCGGATCTTTTGTCAAGCTCATGTACATAGGCAAACCTAAGGAGACTATCCATATTAGATTTGATGATCTAATGAAATGGCTTATGTCTCACAATAAAATACGGTTCTCTGCTTCTCTCTATGAGAATTTGCTTCAAAAAGAACTTAAAGACAAGATCCTTGGCAGGCCTATGACTAAAGAAGTCTTTGACTCTCTTTGCGATTATATATGGGACCTTGCTGTTTACTGCACATCAGAGAAAAATAAAAATGAACGGGAAACTTCTGAAGTCTTGGCAGAACGCGCTAGAAGGGCCCGCGAGAAGCGTGCTCGAAGATAAGTATCCTGATTATATGAAGACATATTGGCGGTTTCGCAATAAAACTGGACCGCAATGTCCCTTTTGTAGAGGCACGGCAAAGAATCTTTGGGCTCGTGAACACGATAGAACCAAAGGTGGTATTGAAAAGATACTAGAAACAGGCAATTGGGAAGATTATAGCTAATGGATAACAAACGAGACATGTTTAGCATGAAAAAGGCAATGGAGGAGCGTGAAGCTTCTCAGCCTAAAGAGGAGCATGTCCAGGAGCAACAAGCTCCTATCCCAATTGAAAACACTGACGAAAGCAATGCTTTAGCAAAAACAGCTGCAGAGGCTGGTGTCTTCTTAACGTCTAACAATAGACACATATACGAAAACTTCATTAATAGGGCGAAGTATGGGCACCAAGGTGCCATGCCCATGAAGTGCAAGGGAACAAAGTGCGGCTTTATCAATATGTGCCCACTGCATGAAGCAGGGGATGAGCTGCCACTAGGAAAACGTTGCCCCGTTGAGGGCGCGCTCGTTAAGATTTGGGTAGAGAAGCATATTGATGCTCTTGACATCGATCCAAACGATCCAGACTACGCTGTGGACATGGACATGGTGTATGAGCTTGCGGGCTTAGAGCTTATACGAAATCGGGCTGCATCCCATCTGTCAGACGATCCAGAACTCTTTAAAGAAAAAGTTGTCGGATATTCCCCTCAAGGGGAGCCTATATACGACGACAAGCCCAATCTTTCACTTCTTATTCTAGAGAAATATGGCAAGAGAGTAGATAAGCTGAGAGAGCAGCTCTTGGCCACTCGTCGTTCTCAGGCTCAAATGGGTAGGCTTGCATCGGACAACTCTGTGCGTGCTGCAAATATGCTCAAAAAAGCACAAGAGCTTGCTGAGCGAAGACGTACTCGTAACGAAGCTACTGATGCTGAGTTCGAGATAAAGGAGGACCAAAAGGACGATGGCTAATGCATTTTTCGATCTTGAGACAACAGGAAGGGGGCTAGGAAAAGGAGGACTTTTTTCAAAAGAAGTTGGAGTATATTCAGTAGGCTTCTCTCTTGGCATGGGGAAGCCTTCTTCTATGTTTGGAAAGACTTCTGTTCCATTGGAGCCTGGCGCGCAGTTTATAGCAAATCTACCTGGCAATGTCAAAGGTTTAGCAGCAGCTCGTGATACAGAGCTGACAATGCTGAAGCAGTTTATAACTACTCTTAAAAATTCAGGGGTAGATGAGCTTATAGGCTACAATAGCCATAATTATGACTCTCCGCTTTTAATTAAGCGTCTTAAGTATCTGGGTCTAAAAGAAGAGGCAGCTTATCTAGAAAAGATCAAGCATGTTGATTTGATGAAAATGGTCAAGGCAAATATGGATGTAGTGCTGTCTCCATACAAAGGGCAAATATCATGGGAATTTGGAGAAGGCAAGATTTCAAAAGGGCTTAATCTAGAAGCAGTAGCTAGGGGACTTGGCATAGATGCCGGTATAGCTCACGAAGCTAAGTCCGATGTGGCTATTGCTCAAAAAGTATATGAAATGGCAAAAAACCCAGAAAAGTTTAAAGCTCATTTCGATACTGCAGATTGGGCCCGTGCTGTAGACAAACAAACGTTAGCTCGTAGATACATAGATGCAGGTATGCAGCTTACTGACGATGCTCTTGATAACATCATGAAGATGGACATAGGGCATCAAGACATAACAGGCAGGAACAGTGTTTTTGGTCAGGTTCAGGCTGCAAGAGCAAAAGGGCTTTTGGGATATGAAAGCTTAGGACAGTATGAAAATACCATTTTGGGTGAAAATGTAGAAATTAAAGGTGCTTCTTGGTCTGTCTCACCTGAACCCGAAGAGGTTGCTAGAGCTACGACTAGAACTGCTCCTACAGTTGATGAGACAATCCGCAATGCAGGAGAGGTTTGGAACGACGGTGTTAGTTCAGCAAAGGCAGCTGCATCTAAAGCTAAAGCCGACGTTGAATTTCTTGCAGGCAAGATAAGAGCCAATAGTAGAGCCGCGGTGATAGCAGGAGGGCTGCTTGGTGGAGCCTATTTAATGACAAGAGAAGAAGAAGAAAAGCCTCTTTCAGACGAACATCTTATTAGTGCGTCTGCCCTTGGAATGTCCGAGGATGAAATTCGACGCGAAATTAATGGCAGTTCCAGTATACTTGCGTTTAATAAAAATATAGGAGAAGAAGCTACCTATGGAGCATTAAAAGCTGGACGTAAAATACACAAGCAAGTAGAAGAAGATTTGTCTAAAATGGGCAGCTTTGTTGGATCAGAAGTGCCGCTTGTTGATAGGTATCTTGGTGTAAAAGGAGTGGCCGATGTTGTCCTTAAAATGAGAGGACAGCAGATACCAGTAGAGATAAAGACTGTAGACGACTCTAAGTTAGAGTCTTTACGTGGTCCAACAGAATCTCATGCTGCACAGGCAAACTTCTATGCACATGCGTTGGGTGCATCTGAATCTTACGTAATGTACGTATCACGAGAAGATCCCTCAAGTCGTGTTTCATTTAGAGTTGCGTACGATCCAGGATCTCTAATGGCAGATGTGCAGAAATTTAGATCGGCAGCTTTTATGTCTTCACCTCCAAAGGGGTGGGAGGAACCGCTGAATCGATTCTTCGGAAATAAATCAGGTACCAGGGACCAGTCTAATAGGAGCTACTTTATAGGCTATCCTAGAACCCCAAGTTACGACCATCATACGGACAACGGCTCTAGATATATGAGATGATTGCAGGAGGATTCGCTAGGCGATTTGCACAATCGTTTGCTACAGGCCCAGTAGGCAGCAGAATGATGCCCGGGCCTCTTGAGCTATTTCAGAAGCAGAATCAGGCTAAGCTTGCATCTTTTGTTAAAGGTCATATAGTTGGTACTTCTTCTAAGCCTGGCATGCTAGATAGCTATTTTGGAGGTCGTAATATTACCATTGAAGACGGAGTCGTGGGATATAGCGAAGCAAGACATGATTTGGCCAAGATCCGCACTAGAGCTGGTTATATTCTTGGAGGTCTTGCTGGCGCTAATGTCATGGGCCTTGATCCTATGGGGCTGACAAGTGCTACAAATAATCTTGCACGTATGGCAGCACACGGAGCAATCGGCAGTAGTCTTTATGGAATGGGTGGAGGAGCTAGAGTTGCTGGCATGGCTTATCTTGGAGCTACAGCTTTGAATACTTTTAGAGCTGGCGACAACTTAGGACCTATGTAATGGTATTAGGACTTGTAGCAGCTGGTGTAGGCCTCGGTGCATTAGGTAAGGCCGGGGCAGGAAGTTTTGCGAAAAGCATGATCGGTGGAGCTGGTAAAATGGCTGCTAGTGGCTATCGTAGTGCTGCTGCTAGATACCCCCGCGCTACAAGAATGGCCACAAGAACTGGAATGATAGTCGGTGGAGGGGTCGCTCTCAACATGGCTTCAGAGCCATATGCTCAATTCCAAAAAGAGCGGTTTATGTCTCGTTATGGTGATACAGAAGAGACACAACAGATATGGGCACAAAGAGAGCGTGCTCGTATGATGATGGCCGTAGGAATTCCTACAGCTCTAGTAGGTGGTGGTATAGCAGGAGCGGCAGCGTTCCGTGGGGCAAAGTCTGCAGCACTTGGTGCTGGTAGATACGCTCGTTCGTATATTCCAAAAAGAGTTAGAGATACGGCGGCTGTTGGTATGCCAGGTGCTTATAATTATGTTTCTCAAAGAAGACTTGGCATACCTAGCGCCCAGTCTGTTATCAGTGCAGGCAAGGCAATAGGAAGAATTGCAATAGCACCCGCACAAATGCTTGCAGGAGGTCCAGCAAGAGCTTCTCTTATTGCAGGCGCAGCTGCTGGAGCAGGAGCAGGTATGGCTTCACAGGCATACAAACCTAGAAACAATATAGCTCCTGAGGGAATAATACAAGGTATTCAATCTGCACCTAGGGGTGGAATTAATCCAAGTTTGCAGTTTTCTACACAAGGACTAACTCTTGGTATACACAATAGACGTCAGCGGAGGATTGTATAATGTATATGGATCAAACACAAGGATTGCAGTCAGAGCACCCACTGCATGATAACCTATTTAGAGATCCGTTCCGGCTGATTGCTATGGATGTCGGCTCTATGGCAGGAGCCTGGGGACTTAACCAGCTAGGACATGCAAGGCATGGCAAAAAGGCCGCTATGCATAGGAGGCTTGCTTCTGAGCTTTCTGAAGATCTCAGAATACAGTCGAGAATGATCATTGATCCCGATTTTAGTGTCGTTGAGACAAACAGAAAGATTTCTTACGAACGGGCACAATTCCGCAATAGAGTCGAACGAGCTAGAGATTACACTAGAGCTGGAAAAAGCCTCCGTAGGTTTGGCAGAGCATTTGGTTTAATCGGTATAGCACAACTTGCCTTTGAAGGGGCTTCGGCTCTGATCGGAATGGGAGAGTCCTTTTCGGTTGGTAAGCAAGAAGCAGAAGCTGCTCGCTATCGTAGAATGTATGATCAAGATACGTACTACGACACTCGAGCTGCTTACACGCAAAGGCAGCGGGCGCTGCAAGTTATTCACAACTCTCGACTTTCTCTTAAGCCTATGCTTGGTGCAGAGGCCAATTACTTGCATTTTTAAAATGACCGACTATCATAGTAAGGCGTTACAAGAGCTTTGGGATAAAGCAGTAATTGGTGTCGCAGAAGTTGGCATTAATGGTCAATGGTTGAGGGTTAATCCAACTATTTGCAGTTTGCTTGAATATACTCAAAGTGAATTAGAAGATAAGACTTTTCAACAAGTAACTCACCCGGATGACGTTGGAGACGACATGCATATGATTCAGAAACTGCTGCAAGGCGAGCTGGATCATTATGTTATGACAAAGCGTTATATTACTAAAACAGGACGTGTAGTTTGGATTAAACTTAGAGTTGATCCAATTTTTGATGACGAAGGCAAGGTTGAATTTTTCTTATCTCAAATAAGCCCTGCCATTAGCTTAGATTATAGTTGCGAAAAACCATTTGAAGGAAGACAGATTGGAATAACAAAAACAAAGGAGGCTCCGTGGGTTTCCTTTGTCAAAAAAGAATGGAAATGGCTCATAGCAAGTTTTATTGCCGGAATTGGTTTTTACGCTAAGATTTATCACGAAACTCAAGTTCAAGATCAAAGATTACAAACTTTAGAAGAGCTTGTTAAAGATCTTATTCAGGACTAATAAGCTTATGTATAAAAAAATAGAAACATGGCAGGGGGCAGTTGATCAACATATTGATCATAAAGATAGACCTTGTATTTCTTGTGGTAAAGGTGCATACATTGTAGAGACGATATATGATAAGTCGCAGGGACTAGTGGAATGTGACCACTGCGGAGCTAAATATCCTCGCTGGACCTGGCGACCAAATTTTCAATCTATATAAATGAATAAGCAACAAAAGCTTGACCTTGTCCTCGAGCTTCTTGAGGAAGGTCTCGGTCGTAGAAGAATAGCCAAAGCGCTCGAAACCACAGAATGGGAAGCTAGAACGTTAATGGCAGAAGTCATGGAGAGTTACTCCGACATTTGTGAAACTAAAGAGGAGCAAAAGTCTCCTCGCAGAGAAGTTTCTCGCTCGCAACCCTTTCCTAAAGAAAAAACTGTTAGACCTACAAAGACTAGCATTAAAGTTGGATCTAGAATAGGGGCAAAAGGAGACACGAAAGCCAAGATACACATTAGGCCTACGTCTCTTAAAGTTGCCGTCCTAAGTGACATTCACTATCCATATGAAGATCAGAACTGCATTCAGCTTACTAAAGCTTTTCTGCAGGACTATCAGCCAGACATGGTTGTTTTCAATGGAGACATAAGCGATTGCTATAGTGTTTCTCGTTATGAGAAAAATATGAAAAATCGCCCCGACTTACAAGAAGAACTCGATTATACTCACGATAGACTTGTCGAATGGATAGATGAGTTTCCAAATACCGAGTTTAAATTTGTCGAAGGCAACCACGAAGCACGATTAAAAAAACACGTATCAGCTAACGCCCCTAGTCTTGTAGCACTGCGTGGTCTTTCGTATCAGCATCTTGTCGGTTTAGACAGGCTAAATATAGAATGGATTCCCGAGTACAAAGACCTGCAAATAGGAAGCCTTATGTTTACACACGGCACTCGTGTTAGAAAACATGCAGGCAACACTGCAAGAGGGCATTTTGAAGACTATGGCTGCAGTGTAATAATTGGTCACATTCATCGACTCGCAGTAGGCTGGAAAAGAAACAAGTTTGGTCACCATGCTATGATTGAAAATGGCACTTTGTGTGACTTTGATGTGGAATACATCCGGTTTCCTGACTGGCAGCACGGCTTTACTACCATTGAGTTTGACGGCGATGACTTCAATGTTCAACAACATCCGATTACAGATTATAAGTTAATCGGAAATGGTAAAGTCTACATGTTATGACGGAGAATCAACAAAATCAGGAAGAAAGGCAACTTCTAAAGTACATCCCTGAGAGGGATTACAAAGCCCGCAATTACAAGGAATTTGGCGGGCCGTTTCCTGACTTGTGTAAGAATTGCAAGCATTACTATGCTCATATACACGAACGAGGCTTGACAAAAGACCCGTTCCCTCCTACATGCCAAGAGCACGTTGCTGATGTCTTTAAGGACATTTCAGTAGATGACTTTGAAACAGAGGAAGAGTATAATCAGCTAATGGTGCTTTCTGACCCTGTAGCCTGGGCTTATCAAATGTTTCCTGATGATTCAGGAGAACCATGGATGGCTAGATGGTACCAGGAAGAAATCATGAGCTGCACTGCTCAAAAAAAGGTGGTGCGAGCAGGTCGTCGATGTGGTAAGACCGAAGCGATCTGTGTGATTATGCTGTGGCTAACACAGACGAACGCAGACTTCACTGTGCTAGTTATTGCTCCCTTTGAAGCTCAGGTCAACCTCATCTGGGATAAAATTGAAGGATTTATCAACAAGAGCTCCGACATTAGTTCTACTGTGCGCAGAAGTACTAAGTCTCCTGAGCATAGGCTAGAGTTTAATAACGGTTCTAAAATCATAGGGTTCTCCTCCGGCCCTTCTTCGTCAGCTAGATCGGATAAGATCCGTGGTCAGGATGCTAAATACATTGTACTTGACGAAGCCGACTATCTTGCGCCTAGTGACGTTGAAGCTATTCTTGCCATTCTTGCTTCTCACCCCAACTGTGGCATGTGGGCTTCTTCTACTCCTAAGGGTACACACGAGAAGTTTTATTCTTTCTGTGTCCAAAAGGATATTGGATTCAAAGAGTTTCATTATATATCAGCAGAGTCTCCTTCCTGGAATCAAAAAGCAGAGGAGTTCTTTAAAACTACATATGACGCAGTTACTTACGAACATGAGTTCTTGGCTGAGTTCGGTATTCAAGAAGGTGGTGTTTTCAGAAACGACCTTATCGACTCTTCTCTCTTGGATTACGACCTTCCTAGAGATCGCTCAGGTCCTGGCACTCGCGTGGTCATTGGCGTAGACTGGAATGGTCAGGACATAGGTGCCCACATTGTTGTAGTTGAAGCTGTTCAGTCAGATAAAGGCCTAAAGTATCTTCTTCTTAACAAGGCTATTATAAAAGGTAAAGAGTTTACTCAACATGAAGCTATCGATAAGATACTAGAGTTTAACAAGCAGTATGACGCGGACTATATTTATGTAGATCACGGCTACGGTGAAGTGCAGGTTGAGATGCTGCAAATGATAGGAAAGCAGCGTCCTGGCACTAATCTTCACAAGAAAGTTAAAGCATATGCCATGGGTGGTCGTATTGAAATTCGAGATCCACTCACAAATCAAATGGTGAAAAAAGCAGCTAAACCGTTTCTTGTAAATAATGCTGCGAGATCTCTTGAGCAAAACCTTCTTGTCTTGCCTTATTCAGAAGACACTCAAGTTTTAGTAGAATCAAAAGAAGGAGAGGAGCAATCTGCTTCTGCAGGCATTGTACAGCAAATGCGCAACTTTGCTGTAGAAAGAGTCTCTGTTACAGGACAGCCTACGTATACACAAGGAGACGAGCATACTCTTACAGCTTATATGCTGGCAATTACGGGTTTTATTCTTGAATTTTCTGACATGAGAAAAAGCACTTCAAGAATTCAAATTCAACAACTGGAAAAAAGAAATGAGGATGGCTCTCCAAAAGACCCTGACAAAAAGAATAAAGCCATAGCAGACTTGGCCCGTCAGTTGGATATAGGTAAACCTATAGCAACTAAGCTTGGAGGATCTGGAGCAGGAGCTGTTAAAACTATTCAAAAAGAGCAGGAGTCTATGCGTAAAACTCTGTCTAAAGGAAACAGGGGTACGTTAAGCAAATACTTTGGCCCTAGTCGCAGTAACCTTGGCCGTAGCGGCGGTCGCAAATCATTCTAATGGGTAATTTAGGATACGATGGGTTTCCCAAGGACTTTCAAAGAGAAAGAAACCTAAACTTAGCTAAGATTAATCGCAACCTTATATCTAAGATTGCTGATGCTCCTACAGGACCTACTGGGTCTCAAGCTGAGCGTATATTTGATCAAATTGCTAGAACATATCTCAAGGGAGAAGCTCTTAAAGATGCGCTGGGTGCAATGGACCCAGCTAACTATATACCTGTAGAGTCTCGTTCTGAAGTTATTGCTTCTATCCAGCGCGTTTTCCCCAAGGCAGAGAATTTTCAAGTAATTACTTTTGGTCAGTATAAAGAAGCGTGTGAGTTTCTTGCTAGCAGAGTCACTGCTATAAACGAAGCTTTCGTAACTAACTTTAGTGCAGTAGATGGAAAGATTGATAGTCAAAATACCACTAAAGCCTACAAAAATATAAACGACGAAGGTGAGGATTGGATTACTGCTTTCTTAGTAGGAGGGTCAGCCTACGCAGGTCTTTGGCTAGCTGGCCAGTTAAACGACCTCTGGGGAACTATTGTTCCCAGAGCTACAGCTCCTTCCAATGAGCCAAAGCAATGGTATATTCAAGGAGCATCAGTTGCTGTTTGTTTGCTTATAGAGCTGGGTGTAACATTAGCTGCAGTTAGTATCTTGTATGGCAAAAGCGATCTCGCCTATCCTCCAGAGATACAACAGGCATTCCAAAAATACAGCTCAGATCCTGAAGGAAGAAAAAAAGTTCTTGAAGGAGCTGGTTATGATTACGAATCTCTTAAGAGTAACAAAAAGTTTGATGACTGCAAAGCTATTAAAGACTATTGTCTTAGGTATATTTCTCAGCAAGCAGAAAATCCTCGCTACGATCACTGGGTAGCTTGGCTTCAAGTTGTAGAGCAGCAAAAAAACCTGCAGCATAGTATGGCAATGGCTCCTTCTTTTTCTAAGAAGTGGAATGATTTTGCCAAGCTTGGTAATAAAAATGAAACAACAGTAAGTGAAGAAATCACTGAGAATCCAAGTAATCAAGAAAGGTATGAGTATCAGCTTGAGAAAGCATTCAATGCTAGTATCAAAAACTACTTTTCTTCAATACTGACTTTGTCTAATACCTCATACAACAAAACCTTTGATAGTTTTTCTTTTGTTCTTGATGAAAGACAGCTTTGCTGTATAATTTACTTCTTAGGGCCTTTTGATGTAGGCACCCTTAAAGCAGTAGTAGATTTTATTAGGCTGACACAGATTAATATTGATTTAAATATATTTAAGTTTTTGATCAGCTTTTTTGAAAGCATGATAAACTCAGTTGCGAATATGATATTAAACTATGTCAATCAGATACTCAGTTATTTTGTTATACCATTTATAGAAATTTTGTTTGTATTTCCAGACAATGATCTTGGAGTTGTTCTAAAATACTGTATTACATTAGACTGGTTGTTTGCTGCTCTTGATTGGTGTTTTAAGAAACTTCTCGAGATTCTTGACAGGCTTATTGCTAGTTTGCAATTACACCTACAGAAAATAACATTGAATGCAGTAGCTGGAGCTAGTATTTTTGTAGAAAGACGATACCTGTCAGCAGTTGCTGCCCTTCTGCAGGCTGTATACGAAAAGCTAGACGGGCTTAATGATGTCTGTGACTTTAGAGATGAAGATGAAGATGAAGATAAGCTTATTGCTCAAAATGATCAGGTAGCAGAAGCTGTAATTGATTTTGTAACTAAAGAAATGCCTGAGCTCTATCCTACATTGAAGATGCCAGAAGAAGACCGGAGGAAATATTTTAGCAATGTCCCCGGATTTACCACGGACAACTTTGGTGTTGTAGTGGGGCCCACTGATGAAAGCGGCAATATAGTCAATCTTGAAGAAATAGACGACCCTGTTGCCGATTGCAGCAGATCAAACAGAGCTGCAAAAAGTATTTTAGTGGGTAAAAAGCTTGCTGCAGCATTTAGAAACCGACAATAATGGGTCTTTTTAGTAAAAAACCAAGCCAAATCGAGCAAGACTTAGTCAATATATCTAAGAGTCTAAAAGACCTTAGATTGGCAGTTGGCAATCTTGGTACAACACAGCAGAGCATTCAAGAGGCGATAAAAGAGCGAAGAAAAACTCTCTCTAAGCCTCTGATGTATGCCACTCCAGTTACAACTTCAGTTCTTGATCGAGCAAAAGGGAATAGGGTTTTTCATGGCCCAGTATATGACCTTTCTGAGATTGCTCGAGCAATGGACGTAGAAGCTTACGTTAATCAGTCGGTTCGTAAGCATAGAGAGCAAATTCTCAAAGAAGGCTATCGCTTCATAGGTTCAGATGATGAGATGGTGCGCTACGTCAAACAGCGTATCTTTGAAATGGAACTTGCTTCTGGTGTTCCATTCGAAGAGACTATTCGTGACTTTGCCACTAGTCTGGTTACTTTCGGAACCGCTTTTATTGTCAAAAAAAGAGATAGTGCTCGCAGCTCTGGTCGTCCTATTAGAATGCACGGTAAGACGCTGGCTCCAATAGCAGCTGTGTATAATATGGATCCAACTTCCGTTACTGTAAAGTTAAACGACCACGGGCATCCTGTTAAATGGAAGCAGCATATTGACGAGTCAGTCTCTTATGAAAATGAAAAGCTGTTTGATAACGAAGATGTTGTCACAGCTACTATTGATAAAAAAGCGGGCTTTGTATTTGGTACGCCTTACATTTTACCAGTACTTGATGATATTAGAGCTCTTCGTAAAATAGAAGAGCTTGCAGAAATACTTGCTCACAAACACGCATTCCCTTCGGTGCACTGGAAAGTTGGTTCAGAAAACGACCCACCTGAGCAGCTTGAAGATGGTAGTACAGAAGTTGACATTGTTCGTATAGAAATTGAGAACATGACTCCAGAAGGTGGTGTTGTCACAAGCCACCGAGTAGAGCACGAAGTTATAGCTGCTAGCCTTGGCACTATTGACTTGCAGCCTTATATCAAGTACTTTGAAGAAAGAGTGCTTGGTGGTCTTCGACTTAGTCCTGTAGATCTTGGGCGTGGTGATGTGTCTAAAGCTAGTGCTGGTGCTGTATCGCAGTCACTTCAAGATTCTGCTAAAGACTTTCAGGCAGTAATAGAAAACAAGTTAACATATGAGCTAATTCTGCCTCTTCTCCTTGAAGGCGGCTATGATATAACTTTAGATAACATGGTGCAGTTTAGCTTCACTATGATCAATAGAGAAGAAGAAAGAGCTCATCAGCAACATGGAATGAACATGTGCAACAATTCTGTAATCACTTACACTGAATTTAGACAAGAGTTCCTTGGAAAGGAATCGTTCTCTGATGAAGAATTAAAAGACACCAAAGATGCAATAAAGCACGAGCGAGATAAAGAGCTTGTAAAGCAGCAAAGTGAAATAAAAGCTCAGCAACAAGCTCAAACAGCTGCTAATAGCCCTTCAGCAAGGACAGTGCAAAACCAAGTAACGCCTGAGAATCAGTCAGGCAAAAAGCCCTCTAAGACAGCCATTACGGCCAATAACTCGCTTGATGAAGAAAAAGCAGAGTATAGACTCATAGTTCAAAGTCAAGAAACTGCACTTCATTCATCTCTCAAAGATAGTATTCTTAGTGGTTTAGATGAGGACAAACTGCTTGGTCTCTTTATGGAACACGTAGATGGTGCCGTAGAAAAAGCCTCTCATCTTATAGATAAATCTATCCAAGAAGGCGTAGCTGAAGCAGTTAGGCAAAGCACAAGTATTCAATATTACTCAATCCCAAAGAGGTCTTTAGATCGTTTCTATAAGAACTATGTTCAAAAGACTTATAGACACCTTGCTAAAAACACAATAAAATACATTTCAGATAATAAAGAAAAATTCCAGGATGTTAATGTAGGCTTGAGTGTTATGTTTAGTCAGCTTGATGATGATCTTGTTTATCTTGTAGATAGGCAGATTGACATTGCTTATCGTTTTGGCTTTTCTAAGACTTTGCGTAGCAATGGAATAGAGCAATTCTACTTTATACCAGTAGAGGACAAAGTGTGTGAAGAATGCGCAGATAAAGGGCCAGTTGAAATTTCTTTAAAAGAAAAAGACATGCCTTACAATCTTTTGCTTTCCACACATAAAGATTGTGTATTCAACGTGAGTACTGAAAAAATAATAGAGGAGCGGTAAATCTAATGAGTAGATATCGTAAGGACTTAGATCCAGATAACTACGAAAGTGCCTATGAATTGGAAGCAGAGCACAGAACTCGCAATCGCAAACTTCGCGCTGAACGAGAGAAAAGAAAAGAGCTCAAAAAGGGGCGAAAAGCGCCAAAAAAACAAAAACACGGCAATGACGAAGCCTAAGTTCGAAATACGCGACTTTATGTCACTAGACCATAAGTCAGTCCGTCAGGATGCTATGGATCTGCTGCAAGATGTTCGCGACTCTAATAAGAAGCCCTTTCTTAGGGCGTCGATTGATGCTACTCATGCTGGTAGACTTACTAATATGCGAGTCTATCCAGGTAAGAAGATGCAACGATCGGCTAATTCTTTTCTTAAGCCAACTCCCAAGCCTGTCTTAAAGCATCACCGAGATGATCAAGATGCAATTGGTAGAGTGCGCACAGCTGAATTTGTTCAGTTAAAGTATGGAAAAGCATTTGACTTCGATTATCGCAATCCTTCCAAAGGAGCCGGGTCTGGCTTTGTTAGACTCGGAGTAGACATTATGGATCCGGATTCCATTGAGCAATTCATGGATGGCCGGATTTCTCAATTTAGCACTCGCCAACACTTCCAAGATGTGTACTGTTCGGTCTGCGGAGAGAATATTGCAGATCAAATGGCAATGGGCGGGATGTTTAATACACACGAGCACCAGGTTGGCGAAACCTATCGGATTGGTAAAGGTAAAGACGCAAGTGACTATCTTTGCTTTCTGATTACCGGTGACCTGGATTATAAGGAAGTCTCAGCAGTCAACATACCAGGAGACGATGAGACAAAAATCAATGGTTTCGAAATCGTTGAGCCGCAGGTAGCTGCAGATTGGGCAGTAATGAAGTGTGGCGGTGATACTGCAGATCACGCTTCAGTAGATTCATTAACCCTGTCCGTAGGGACCGACTTTGTTGACCTTCTAGCAGGCGGCTCAGTAACCGCATCAGATAGA